TTAGTTGGTCGGGGTAATGAGTTGCAACGGTTTCTTGAGGTCATTGGACCCGGTGGTCGCGGTAAATCTACCTATGCCAACCTATGTTGCGCCATGGTTGGGGCCGGGAACTATGCAAGTACCTCGCTCAACCAGCTGGAGCAGAGTAGGTTTGAGCTGTCCTCTATTAAGGACAAGCGTCTTACCTTGATCAATGATTCAGAGCGGTATGGTGGCTCAGCGCAGACCTTCAAAGCATTGACTGGTGGGGATTCCTTGCGTTATGAAGAAAAACTAAAGGCAATCGGTGAACCGTTTGTGTACACAGGGATGGTCATGGTTGCTGCCAATGAACCGATTCAGACCACTGATAACACCAGTGGACTAGCCCGCCGTCGCCTCACCATTGAGTTCAACCGCAAGCTCTACGATAAGAGTAGCGAAGCTAAAGACATGATTAAGATTGATAAGGGCAGCATTAGTGGCGTATGGAAAGATTATCTTCCCGGTCTTGTTAATTGGGTTCTTGAAATGAGTGAAAAAGATATGCGTCGTTATCTGCTTGATACTGTTGAAATGGTTCCTGCCCTGCGTCGTGTCCGCAACAACATCCTTCTCAGCAGTAATAACTTAATTGAGTGGCTGCAGTCGGAAGTTGTTCTTGATAAAGATAGTGTGACTGCCGTAGGTAAGAAAGTTCCTGCCGCAAAAGATAGTAATACCCGTTACTACAATACGCACTCACACCTGTATCCAAGTTACTGTGAACATTGTGACTCCACGGGGTCTAAGCCCGTTGGTCAGAAGCGTTTTGTTAACTTGCTACAAGATTGCTGCAAGAATCAGCTTAACTTAGACGATGTTTATTCTTTCAACAAGGCAGGACGTACATTCTTTAAGGGCATCGCAATCCGTGCTTCTGAACAATCCTTTAGGGATCTGCCCACTATTCTTCCTGAAGGTAAAGATCAGTAATTAAAAACTACTTAGGGCCTGGATCTTTTCCTTTCATTACTACTTCACAGGCCCTTCGATAGTAGTCACAGTTAGTTTTACCTGCTGCCTCCAAGGCAGCCTTTACTTTCTTCCAGTTATCAATTGTGTGTTGCTCCATTAGGTTCTATGGGGTCAATGGGCATTTCATGTTTAGACTGACACCAGGTTCTGTCGTGTGGTATCGTCTCCGTACCGTACTCCCAGTCATCGTAGGTGTCAAGATTCCTGAGGAGTGTGGCTAAACTTTCGATTAGTTGACGTTCGTCAGGTGTTAAGTTCATACCCCTTTTATTTTGGTGTATTGTTTTACCTGATCTTCTGTCCATCTTTCAGGAAGGCCTAACTGTCCTTTGGCATAATTTATTCTTTTAGTTAAGCCTGGTAAGTATATATCTGGGTCGATGGAAGGCTTCTCATTTATTTCAAAGCTTGGTGTACTTGAAATAAGTTGCTGCCCTACAAGTGGTCCGCCGCTCTCTTGTGCATACTGATCTTGAAGTCGTAATGAAGGAATATCGCTGCCCGCTTGGCTATAATCCTCCATTCCTTTTACGTATTGTTGAAGGAACCCTACTGCAGGAAAATCGTTATCTCCCATCACCGCCCCATGCTATGTAGGAATTGGGTTACTCGATCTCCCACCGGCATTTGTGAAGCCGCATTCTGTGGGTTGGTCTTCATGGCAGCCTTCTGGTTTGCCATTTGGTACGGTGCACTCACCGCCTGACCTTGGTTAGACCATCCACCAGGGAGCATGCCTTGACGTTGAACGCCATCTACATGCCCCATCTGGCTGTAATCAAATCCCGAAGGGTTGTACTGTTGGTGCATCATCGTCCTTGTCCAACTCCAGTGAGCATGTTGAGGAAGGCTTGAACTTTTTCGTTGGTGCTGCCGGTACGATCTTCTCCCATCTCAGGCTGAGCCACTTGAGCTGGTTGTTGCTGTTCTGGGTTCCATGCATTGGTGGCACCTAGTACCTGCTGTTGCATTGACCAAGGCATTGAGACAACGCCTTCTGGTTGGCCAGGTTGACGGATGCCTTGCTTCTGTATTACATCATAACCGGCTTGACCAGGGCGAACCTTAGCGGCTAGATCAGGGTGTGCCTGTGCCCATATCTGCATACCCAGTGCTTCTTTAGAGGGGCCTGCAACTGTGTTTGCGTATTGAGCCAGCTCAGATTTGTATTGATCGCTCTGTGACCAGTCAGGAGTTACTCCGTCCCTTGTTCCCATGATAATGGGAGTAGGACCTGTTAGAGGTGCAAGTTGTTGGTTGGGAGCAGGAGTAAAAGCGCGGCCTGTGTAACCACCCATATTACCGCCGCCTAGGCTGCCACCACCCGCACTACCTTCTCTGCCGGTACCGATTTGAGATGCCCTAGCTTTTGCTGCAAGAACTAGTTCATCGTGAGCATAGCCCGCTGGAAGACTCGATACGCGAGGCCTCGGTTGAAACTTAGGATTGTAGTAACCGGGAGGTGAGAAAGGATTTACTACTTGAGGTACATTTGCTCGACTTCCGTATGGATTGAATCCAGCCATCTCTACACTTAGCTTTCTTACAATAATACTATCTCAAAACCTTTTTGATGGAAGAAATTGTAGTTCAAAAATACGATAGCGGTGTCAAGATAATTCAAACCCAGGATTCCAGGGGGCTAGATGTTTACCTTGTGTGTGGGGCCAAGGTGAATAGTTGTCGTTATTGCGATTCTTTTCATATAGCCCTTGCATATGCAAAAGAATTTGATGATGAAGCACAGAAAGATTTGGAGGGGTAGCCCTGAAATCGGTAGTACAACAGTTCTATAGGTGAGTTGATAGGGGTCGGAGACTGTTAGACAGTCCCTTGCGCTGCAACGGGTTTCAGGGGAGGGTTTTGACCCTTTTGAAAAGGTGATGCCGCTGAAAACTCCTAATGAAGAAAAAAGGGTTACTGCCTAGCAGGCAGTAGTAGGGGTGTGAGGGTGTCTGCTAGTCAGTAACCCTTTTTTTCTCTATAAGAATTAATAGAGGCCGCAGTTTTTTGCGTTCTTCCAAGATGATCCTTGACATCCCTTGCAGCGCAGGCTACTGTCTAACAGTATTTGTCCCCTATCAACTTGCTCAACGCCAAAAAAACGGGTCAGTTCTTCGCTGACAGGGGTCTTGGTACCGAAGATTTGATCTGGCTACTGAAATGCACAAAACTCCTACGTGATCGCCTCCCTGGTGACCGTTGCTGGTGCCTGGACAAGATCAACCATCCGTTCTTCCATGGGTTCACGCTCCAGGGGAGAGGGGCGCTCAAGGGGGCTCAGGGGGACGCTGATAAAGCCTCAGGCAAAAGACCCATGTATAGAGGCAGGGACGCCCGCTCCTTGATCCTGGCGATCACAGGACGTTATGGAGAGCCTGGGAAGGTGGTTGTGCGTACCGCTGCCTGCGAATCTTTTTATTGCATCAATCCCACCCACTATTACTGGGGCACCAAGGGGGACGTTCAGTTGGAACGCCTAAGGCGCGGAGGAACTGACCTACCTAACGAGACGATCAAGCAGATCAGGGAAGCAAGGCAATCAAATGCTCAGATCTATACCTACCAAAAACTGGCGGAAGAATTTGACCTTTCTTATAGCGTTATACGTGGGGTATGTACCAAGGGTAATTACCAGACGACAAAGGCGGCTGCACAGGAAACTGTTATAGTGCCAGAGAAACTAGGTTTAAATATGGAAACCCTTGCAATTACTGAAGACGACACCATGGATTACTCAAGTATTGAGTGTATCTGGGGGCACAAGGGACGGTTTGGAATGATGGGTGAGTGCCTTGATTGCATGGATGAGATAGCCAAGGGGAAATGTGAAATAAATCTTAAATCTTTTGCCTTTGATAAGTACTGGACCGTACGCAGCTTCTGGGACAAAGTCAACATTCCTAAAGATCAGGACACAAAACAGTGTTGGTCATGGGGTGGGGGCAGGAAACCCAGCAATGAAACGGTTGCTTATATGCCAAGTCCATTCCACTCAGCCAAAGCTCAGACTGCTCCACGGGTGGCGTTCTGGGTAGCCCGAGGTTACACTGGCAAATACCGGATTCAACACGCCAACAAAGACTGTGAATCTGGTTGCTGCAATCCGACTCATCTAACCATTAAAGGGTTACAGTTAGTAGAGCAACCAGATAAATTAACTGTCTACGATCTGTCCTATGGAAACATCTTTGAGCAAGTCAGGAAAGCCAGCGCAGAAACAAAGTGAAATACTGCGAACTTGTTACCATAGGGAAGACTTTAAGTGGATAGGTCTTGTAACAATTGGACCAGATAATTTCTGGACAACACCTAGCCCCAACAAAGAAGAAGTTGCAAGTGACCTGCGTTCACTTGAGAAGCAACTTAATTATGAATTGATTGAAACTGTTGAAATGGAAGGAGTATATCCTGAACGCGCTACAATAATAGAAGAAAAGTATCAAGCTAGTGGCAGGACCAACGGCTTGTACATAGGATTAAATCTGAAAAATGGCGAGATACTTAACGACACTACCAAGTAATCTTGGTTACGTAAATCTTGGTACTGTCCAAGCTTATCCAACTGGTGGCACTGGGCCCACGGCTTATGGTCCTACCAGTTATTTCGGTAGTGATCCGCTTCCTCCACGGCCAGGGGACAACATCAATAACCCAGTTGACCTTGGGGACATTAGTACATTTGATTCACTTTTTAAAACGCTTACGCTAACCAATACGCACGGCGGTTTAACTCGAATACAGACAACGTTCTATAAAGTACGCCTTCTAAAGCCGCGTTCAATTCAATTTACACAGAACTACAGCCAAACTTCTTACGAATCAAAAACAAACAGAAACACTATCGTTTCAATTTACTCTGTTGAGGATGGGAACCACAGAAGAGAATTACCAATTAACGACAATGGATACGTTTATACAACCTCAGCAATCCCTTATTCTGATTCGGACACCGACATAATTGAAAGCCGTACGGCAGACTACCCAAACACAATTCTTCCAGAGGGGAATTATTTATTCTTAATCACAAACGACATCCGTTTTATTGAAACTACTTATTCAATCTCAATAATAATCTCATTAACTGACTGGCGTTATACGGATGAGCCAGTGGAGAAAGCTATTGACTTCGGTTCCATAACAGCCCCAGTGGATACCTCTTTTGATTTCGGTGGTATAGCGGCATAAGTGCTACACTATTAGCAGCAAACCGTCTGCACCGTGAAAGTCATTACTGTTGAGCAGTTTGAGCACGATTTTGACGCCATAATGGATGACGTGTGTAGTAATTTAGAGCACTATAAAATACTTACGGAAGACTCTGCGGTTATGCTTATACCAGTAGAAGCTTATGACTTTTTAAAAGACACATACAAAGAATGGGTAAACGAATCAAAAACCGCCCCTGTTGAGGGCTTTGATTGATTTTATTTTTTAAGCAGTGGCGACTGTTGCTTTGTCAACTGCTGCTTTATCGGCGGCTTGTTTTTTAGCCAGGGTATCAAGATAGTCTTGAGAAGCGGTTGAAGGAAGTTTAAATTCGTCTTTTGGAGCTGCAGAGCCAGGCGTAGCACTGGTAGCGGCAGTAGAGCTTCCATCGGGTGCATAAAAATCACCAGCAGCTTCTCGCGTAAATTCTTTATTAGCGGCTAAAGCTTCTTGTTCTTTAGCATCTGCCGAATAAACATGCTGTCCAGAAATAACGTTCATGTATCTTTGAACGTGTTTAGATCCTTCGGCACCTGGTGTTTTAAGTGCACGACCTAGTACGCCTTCACGTACGTAACCTCCTTTTTGTGCAGACTCAATTTCACCGGGATCAGAAGTAAGAAGATAATCATTAAAATCGCCCCTTCGCAATCTAACTATATCAACTGCGTCAGGAGATTTATCTTCTTGTCCGAAAAGTTTAAAGGCTTCACCTTCTTTAGTCCATCCAGTTCGTTGAGCAGCTGCTGCTTCATCAGCATTTTCTATATATACGTGAGCACCAGTAAGTGGGTTAAGTAACCTATTTATTTGTTTAGAAGAAGAGGCTGCCGGTGTAGATGCAGTAGCAGCGGTAGCAGCAGCAACATCTCTTTTTTTATTTACAGCCTCAACATAATCTTTTTGTGCTTCACTTGTAATACCTGTCCAAGTTGAACGTGCTGTTTTCCAAGGATCGACACCACCGGTATTAGCTAAGGTATATTTATCAGCAATTGGAAGGGATGACAGGTAATTAGCAGCTTCTCCGGCCTGCCTACCACGTTCACGAGCAGCTTGTTCTTCTGGCGTACCGTATATTTGGTATCTACGATTTCGAAACTCTTCTGTTTCTGATTTAATTTTAGCTTTTAACTCAGCGCTACGTTGAAAGTCTGCTTCAGGAATTACAGAAGTGTAAAGCTTGGGGGCAGCTGGTGCTGGCAAAAAGCCGTATGTCGTGGCCATAACCTTTTATTTTTTTACGTGAAACTCTATACTGATCTTACTACCAATAAATTGAGCCAGGTGCTGGATCCCTACAACCCCCAAGGGGCCGAGAACGATGATCAAAAAAAGCTCGGCGTAGGTAATGGGCCTTTTCATGAGGAGGAAGTTTTGCAGTACATGGTCCAGTTTAACGAACTATTGGCCAGTATGCCTACAAAGGTTATGTACTCGTTAATGACTTGGCAGCAAAAGCAGGTAGCGAAGTCCTGGTGGGAGGCCTGTAATTACGGCGGTAAGCCTAAGCCAGGTGATTTAAAACACATGGAAGACAGACGCAAATATTATGAGTGGGTTTTACGGTTGGACCATATAAGACAGTGGGAATTTGCGCTAAAAAACGTTAAGATACCGGCAGAACCGTAAAATTTCTTTCATGTTGTCGGACATCTGGCTTGAAGAGGAGATACCTGTAAGTCCGAACAAGGCTGCCGCTCCTATTGACCCTAATAAATACGTTAGTTATAGGTTCAACGGGCTTGATATACCTGAGGTAACCATAGAAAACCATGAAGAAAAGCTGGTACCGTCCCTGGCAAGACAGGTAGAAATGTTTTTACCGCCCTCAGGAAGCTTTGAGGAGGCTGATTTGAGGCGTTACCTAGAGCTTGTGCGTAGCTATGAGACCTCTACAAACGACCTTGTACTTGGGCTTTCATTGGCAGATCAAATACGCATATGTTTTAGCGATATGGTGCCAGCAAAAATCTGTTCTAAGTTTCCTGACATTGATCTAGCCACAAAACGCAGGTATCGGTGCGTTGCTGAGTACCTTATACGCCAGGAGGAACTGATCAAGATGAGGGATACATCAGGAAAACTGATAAAAGAAGTAGGCAACCTTGGGAAAATGGTAGTAATCTATCGTCCACTGCCAAAAATAAGGGAAACCTTAAGGCGTTCAGGTCTAGCTAACTTCATTAAGCCTTCGCCAAGGGAGCAGGCAGAGCAAGCCGTACAATAATTTTCAAGGTATCCGAATCAATTTTTTCTTTTTTCTTGCTATCATCTTAAACAACCACACTTAAACAGCATATGACTAACTACAAAGCAAAGAAACTATCAAAGCTACTGGGAACAGCTTCGACCCAGACGGAACGCTTGATGGCAGAGCTTGCCGTTGAAAGGGTTTGCGATGATATGTGTGATTTTTACGATAGGTTCTACTTCTTTGAGGGGCCAGGTGCAATGGTGTACGTGCCGATGGCCAAGGAAGAAAAAGATACTATGTTCTACATGACTGTTGCTGCGCTTATTGCAGCCAAAGCAGACTTTGAAAGTAAAGATATGGATGGACTTGCCGAAGTAATGCGTAAGGCGATTGTTAAGGCGGAAGCCCTTGACCAAGAGAAGGAAGCTTTGTTCATTATTCAGGATCCAGAACACATGTCCCTGCTTCACTACAACCGTCAGAAGGGTGCGTCTGGGTTTGCTATGGCATGAGTTACTACAAAAACCTACCTCGATACCTATTCCTCACCAGGATCTTAAGGATAGAGGAGGACTGGTTAACTCCTGTTGAGTATTTGCCATATATTTATGCATTGCTTGGTGACATTGACCTTGATCCATGCACAACAGAGCATGCAAACAAAGAGTACCTACGCGCAAAGAAAATATACACATTGAAAGAAGACGGGCTAAATACCCATGAACCTTGGCTTGGTAAGACTTATTTATTTCCTCCAACATATGGACGTTGTTCTTTCAGTAAAGAGCGTGGCACCTGGAGGTGGGGATTAAAGGGCGGCCATAGGGGTAAATCCCCTTCTGTTGTATGGTTTAATCGTTTAGAAAAAGAGTGGAAGCTTCGGAATGTATCTGAGGCTTTACTTTTTTCTACGAGCCACGAAATATTAAGAAGCTGCCCTACGCTTTGGGATTACCCAGTTTGTATACCAAAAGATCGAGCCAGGTTGATACACGGAAGACTTATGTGTACACTTGGAGCACCGTTCACGTGGGGTTTCTTTGTTTATTTACCTGGGACAGACCTTGGGTTTAATCAAGTAGACAGGTTTAAAGAAATTTTTTCCCACATAGGAAAAGTTATCTGTTAAACAAAGGGGCACGGAAGGCGTTCCTAAAGCCGTAGGTGCTGTCTCCAGGGCCGGACATAACAAAACGATCATCTTCTCTGCGCTCAGGGGTTATATTTTGCTCATTCGCATTTTTACTCTTTTCTATATATTGATTTAAAAAACGTTTGCCAGAATTATTGTCAGACACTTTTGAACCATTAGGCCCATCTGTTTCCTGGTACCTGTTATCAACGTCGTAGTCCTGACTTGTTTGTAATTTCATGCTAATATTTTGGCAGCTACCTGCACTGACATGATTACTTTCCAGTCTACCCCAGCTGAAGACACCATTTGTTTTGGCGCAAGCAAGTCAAACAATTACTTTTCTGACAACAATTTTTGGTTTGATCAGGACAGCTCATTTACTTGTGCGCCTGCTAGTACGTCAAGTGATCGGATCAATTCCCCTATACACTACAACAAAGACGAGGATATTGAGTGCATAGAAGCAATTAAGGCTGCATTAGGTACAGAAAAATTCCGTGGTTTTTGCCAAGGCAATGCAATCAAGTATCTGTGGCGTGCTGACCATAAGAACGATACGGTTGAGGACCTAAAAAAATGCCGTTGGTATCTTGATCGTTTGATTGCATCGCACGAAAATATTTAAATGGTTTTACTGGAACCGAGGCCACCTTGTTCTTGGTTCCAGTATCGCCAAAATCTACGTAAGGTTTCCTGGGAAGGATCAAACTCAAGGAGCTTACGCTCTAAGTATTCAATTGCCTTAACTTGATTTGGTGTACCAAGATAACTTTCTCCAATGTTGAGCAAACATTGATTAAGTTGGCACTTGTGCTCAAAGAATAAAGGTACTTTCTTGTCTGCTGCCAGGAAAAGATTAAGTTCTACGCGTCTACGGTTCCTTAACTTTTCACCTGCGTTTAGATAACAAGGATTAATCAGGGGACTCCACTCCTTAATAATGGCCTTCTTACTGGCAAATGTATTTATTAACTCCAGCAAATAAGAATTTTTAAATGCGGCAAGTCCGACACTATGCGCATAACTTAGTACAGCTGCTTTCTTTTTATCGTTTAAATTAACAAATACATATTCTTGAACTTGTTTTGAAAACCCTTTGAGGTCTTCTACTAATTGTTTATTTACTTCTTCTGTGGTTGCCTTAGTAAAAAAATTAACCGCACGTTTATTTATGCGACAACTTTCGTATCCAATCTTATAGCAGTCATCTCCTTCATTCTTGTACGAACCAAAACGCCCAAAACCTAAGTAGATTCTGGGCGTTGCGTAACGTTGAATTACATTTATTCCGTCTTGATTTAAGAACGGCGGAAAAACTTCCTCAGGGGACGACGACGCTGCCGTTGTAGCTGACTTCCGAGTAACCATCTAGCTCCAGGAGAACAATGTAATCCTTGCTTGCATTGGTTACGTTAACAGCAACTACACCTTTGCCGCGACCATCTTTCACGATGTTAGCATAAACTTTGTAGCCAGATGGAGCACTAGACCCAGTATAAGCGTCTTCTTGGAAGATTTCCATCGTGTTAACACCGACGCTACGGTCAATGGTTACGATCAGATTTCCTGTGCTAGCTGGGTTTACACGGAAGCCACGAATGTTTAGGCCAGGGGTTGAAGAGGCTGTGGTTGATCCTTGGTAAACAACTTCACTGCCAGCATTGACAAAAAAGGTATCAAGCGTTCCTTTGATAGTACGAGTAACAGCCATGGCAATTAAGAGAGTTGGCTCCCAGTAAGGTAGTTAAATTTAATTTCGGCATCGATGCCGTGTTCCTTCATAATACTGAAGAACATTTGTTTATCCATCATTTTTTGATGGAGCATGTCCATAAATGCCTCTTCCAGTTCATCCCGGTCGAGTTGTTTCAGACTCAGCGCCGCAGCGTGCAGAGCAAACTCTTCATCTATGGGTAGCTCTAAAGCATTGGCTTCCATTTGTTGTCCAATCCATACTGTTATCTTAGCAGTTCTAAGTTATGCCGTCACCCCTACCGCTACATTGGCACTGAGGAAGGTATGTACCGCTGATCAATAGAAAAATCAGGCAGATCAGGAACCCCTTCAATGTAACCTGGGACTAGAGCCGGTAACCGTTCTGTAATGTACTGTTTCAGGTAGTTTTCTGTTGCAGGGGTAGCAGCCATCTTTGTTCCATTTTCTATTTAAAAGAAGAGTGCTAAAAGCATAGGTGCTTCCAAAAACCAATCCGAATAGCAAAATGATCGGTTCCACTTGCGCTTCTGCTTTTTAACTACTATATTTTAAACTATTTCAAGCTCAGTTCGCTGCAATATTAAAAGCAACTTCTGCGCTGGTTCCACCAACCTCACGGAAGAAATTAGCACGCAGCTTTTTCATTGGAAAACCATATGTGTTAAACGCGTAAGTTCCGTTCTGTGTAATTGTATTGGAGATCATTGCGCCAAAATTATCGCCATCCAGGCTTCCATCTAGCCTGACAACTACGTTAGTGTTGATATTGGTTACAGTTACGTTAAGAGTATAGTTACGCGTAGACAGGTAGTTAGTAGCATACACATCAACAACATCAGTAACTCCAGGGGCAGTCAGAGTTGGGAAGTTAAAGAATACTGTTTGTTGATAGCTTTCATAAAAACTCATGATTATCTGGCGGCAAAAACAAAGGAAACCGTAGGAGTGCCTGCTGTGATCGTGACCAGGTTGCCTCTAATATATTTCAAAGGAATATTTGTGTAACTAAGGAACGTGGTCCCATTGGCACTGATAGTAGTATTTCCTGATGAATTTAAATTGAAATAGTTAGTACCATCTAAGCTACCTTCAATTTTTACCACGACACTGGTAGTAATACTGGCGACAGTAATCTGAGCAACATAGTTAATTGGTGCAGACAGGTTTTGCTCAAATACCTTAAATGCGTCTGTGGCACCTGTTGCAGTAAGCGGTGTAGCAGTAAAAAATATGCTATCAATAAAGGAAGGATCGTAACTCATGACTTACTTCTTGTAATCTAAGTTGGATTTTAACAGCCACTGATTCTTTTTGTGGACGCGGCCCCGCTCAACACCAAGGTCTAGTGTCAACTGATCTCCAATCGCATTAGACATGGTGATTAATTCATTGAAACATGCAGCAAGTTCATTATGGTTTGTCGCCAGCTGGAGGATAATGCCTTCCTGATTAAAACAGTTTTCAAAAGGAAGCTCAGGGATATTTGAATATGTCAGATCCATCACCGTCTTAGGTGTAGCAATATCAAGAGACCTTATGTGTTCAGCAATAGTATCAATACCTTCTTCCATTTCTTTATAAATTCTTTCTGTCAGAAGGTGCAGCTCGTAAAATTTGCCGCCCATTAAACCCCAGTGCACAAGCTGTGTCTGGTGGTAAATGTTGACAGAATCGCGCAGGCACTGCAACAAGAGGCAGTAACAAGGCGTCGTCTTATCAGTAGTTGCTTTTGCCATAATCACCACAAATCGTTGCAAGCCCAGAACTTAGGCGTATTTTTGTCCATGGGCTTGTCGCATCCCATTCTAGACCTGAAATTCTTTCTACGGTCCTTGTCGTGGTGTTGCGTGTAATCCTCGTAACCGCGCCTACCGTAACGTACAATTTTCTCCTCTCCATCGTGACAGGACTTAACAACCCACTTATGGGTGTCCCCAGATGGAGCACGTTGCGGCTTGTTGCACTTCATGTGCTCTTTTGCAAGCCGCTTAGCCTTGGCGTGGTCAGCCATGTCTAACTCACAAAGGAAGGTGCGTACACTTCTTCTCCCTTGGTAGCCACATCAAAGCCAGAGGGAAGGCGTTCTTTTTGTAGGCTACGGATACCAGAAACATATCGCGCCAGGAAGTCAGCCGTTTTATTCTGATCTTGCTCTTGATCAGGTTGCGATCCATCCAACATAAGCGTCCTCACAAATATACGGAATAGCTTGATGCACAGTAGCCAGGTTTAAAGACCTTGGCCTCTGCTCAGTCCATTCCTTAATCTTATCAGCCCTTTCTTTAGTATATTTAGGATGTTCATCTGTGTACCAAAGCTCAAATTTTTGTGAAGCTTTAGCAGAGTTACAAGAGTTGCAACAGCAAGCAAGGTTGTTTCTTGAACTGTGACCACCTTTGTGCTTGGGAACAATGTGATCAATCGTTGCAGTATCTGAACATAACTGCCGATCACAATAGGCGCATTTCCATTCCCAGGCTTCGAAAATACTTTGCCTAAACTTCTTTCTAGCAAGCTTAGGCGTAAGAACAATCAGCTCAGCTAGAAGTTCGTTCTCAGTGTGAAACACGGTAGGCTCATGCTTCTAAACAAAAGATATGGCGCATACATCTGTCTAACTGCTATGATCAAAACGTGATACAGGTACTACGGAGTATCGCCTAACTTGGTCATGGCACCTGCTTTGGGAGCAGGAATAATCTCAGTTCAAATCTGAGTACTCCGATTGCCAACTCATATCTTCTGCGGGATCGTACTCAGCTTGCTCCAGGAGGCGCAGTATGTAGTAATGCAGTCGATCCGTTACCCAACGGAGGTCTTCATCCGACACGTCGCATACGATGGCGTCCAAGCGTAACTCACGGGTCGGTTGACGTACGTGGTCCGCCACGAGTTCTAATGCTTTATAGCGACCACGGGTAAAGTCTCCTAACATATCAATCCGGACTAAGGGCGCGGTAGGCTTCGATCATTTTTTCTTCCTTCTCAACCGAATTCTGCTTAAGAACATTAAGAATTTCTAAAGCTCCTTGAACTTTTAAGTACCCTTCCTTGGTAGCCATGAGGTTAGCTTCCATGGTACGGATGTCTTTGGTTAAGGTTGCAAGCTGTTCCTGCAAGCCTTTTTCCAGTTCAGTTACGTGGCTTTCCATTTGTGGATAAGATCTTTAACGATCTTAACACTACCTTTTGGCCAGTGGGGTAAAAAGTCCAGCAAAAACTTCTATGATCCTGTAGAGCTTAGATAGAAAAAACTGAACAAGAGTTGAATCCCATTTATATTTTGGCGTAGGAGTTAAATTAATAATGACAATAGCCAGACCATGTAGAGCCAGGATTACGTCAGTAATGCTTTGTATATGACCGGTAAGTTGCTTTAAAAAATCGTCCATGCCGTTAAATTTTTATTTAAAAATCCAACCCCAGCCGCTTGCACCACCACCGTAGAACAAACGTGGGTCTAGGTTTTTAAAACTGTAATGTTTGTTTCTACCTGCTCCAGGCGCTTGATTTTCCCATACACCATTGATCAAATCAAGGTCACCGTAAGGATCTTGGACTAACCAGTAGCTATCACTATAACCAGTTATTACAATAAAATGTCCACCTCCATTAGGTGCACTTACTAAACCGTGATGAAGAATACCTACAGCAACAGGTTTTCCTTTATTAATCTGCTGTTTAATATCTTGCGGATCTAAATTTGTATAAAATTTAGCATTAACTTTTAGAGAACTTAAAGCCCCGTAGTGAGCGTCCCTGGTAGTTGTGTCACCGTATTGATTGACAATTTTTAAATAATCTGTATCATCATTAATTCCTTTTACTTTTAGATAATTTAGACACATAGCCAAAGAACTTGTTTGACATTGCCTCCAGCCTTCAGGACCGTTATCTTTTTGATCAAAGAACGGAAAGTCACGCAGATAACGTAAGTTTCCATCTTGAGCATAAGGATTGATCTTGGGTGTAAGGCCACTCCAGTGATCGTCATAAACCCACCACTTACCTAACTTAAAACCCAACTCAAGCAGCGTATGTCCGTCACGTTTCTCAAGTATTTGATTTACCGGGTATGTTCTACCTTGATATACCTTGGCTTTTAAATCGTTTGAAAGTTCTGATATTGGTTTAGGTTCTTTTTTAAACCAAGTCTGCTGCAAAGAAGTAACATCACTAAGTTTTACAGCAGGCTGAACAGAAACAGGCTTACAAAATAAGTCAACCTCAGCACCACGACGCCTGGCTAACCCTTCAATAACTTCTCCGTTACCTCCCTTAGCCCAACGTGGTAGCTCCTGACTTGCTGCAATATTAGGTTTTTCTCCACTATTAAGTCGCTTACGTAAGGTAGATTCTTCAAGCGCACCTTCACCAACGTTATAAGTAAAGCTTACAAGTGCATCAAATTGGTTCTGATTTAAGGGTACTGTGATCAATTTATTAACTGCTTGCTCAAATCGCGCCAGGTCTTTTTGAAGTAGCTGTTCTGCCTGGAGTTCTGTTATTGTAAGCCCTTCATAAACGTCATCGCCAGTATGACCATAACCTATGGTCAAGACGCCAACCACGTCATAGTAAGCAGTAAGACGCAGTCCTTCAAACCCTTTTATCAAGTCTAGGCCTGGTTTAGATGTCTTCACTGCAAGCAGTTGGTAGTGATCTCACTCAATACTAACCGATACCTGCGCTCGTGGTTCCAGAATTAAATGCAATTGTATCTATACCGGCAGAGGTTGTCCCGGTAGTACCAGGAGTTACTGGAGGAAAGTCCTCACCAAGAGCTGGCCAAGAAGAGTAATCAGGGGAAGTAACAAAGGAAGCAAGATCTTCTGTAGTCTTGGTTGCTTTAATTGCTGAAATCTTGATGCCTGAGGAAGTACGAATATTTTCTCTCCAGGTTTTAACAGCCGGGTCGGCTGCTTTGCCGTTATCAACTGAACGAACAATCATCCAATCAGTAGGACTAAGAAGCGTATTTGCTGTATAACGTGTCTGGTCAACCCACTGAACAACAAGTTGATCGTGGTCTTTTGGCAGGCCTGGACCAAAATAAAAACGTTGATCGTAGTACGGGGGATCAGGTACTTCAGTAATACCAATAGCTTTTCGATCTTCTGGTGACGCCAAGCGGAGCCAGTTCGCAGGGTACTGTGTTCCATCGGGAGTAACAAAAGGAACATCAAGTGCTAATGGCTTGCCGTTTAAGAGGAACATTTTGGTATGGTTTTTAGTTATTGTAAGCCTTGTAAAGCTTGGCGGCACCTTGACCAGAAGACAAGTCAAGGCTACACTAGGTCAGCAGCGGTAGGGTCATGGCAACATTAATCGAAGCCTGGGAACAGTTTAAGGCTGAACGCTCCATTGCATTGTGCGCCACGAGCCTTGCTGCCGATTACAACCAGGTGGGGAAGTGGTTGGCTCGTTGCCCCATCACAGACCTAACTCAAGGGAGGCAAATTCTCACCTGGGTGCTGGGTCAAAAGCCAGTTAAATCTGGTAGACGCGTCTCCATGTATGTTAAGTCTCTGTATCGATGGGCGTCCAGTGAAGACATTCGATTAATTGATAAGAACCCAATAACCAGCTTTAAAATGCCAAAAGCCCCACAAGAAGATGAAGATATTATTGTAATTCCCAGGAACGAAACAGCATTGGTATTAGCTGCACTGCAATCAAAACCAACACGTGGTGGTGCAAACTGGTCTTTTTATGCAGAGTTTATGCTGCAAACAGCAATGCGCACTGGTGAAGTACGTGCACTTAAATGGACCGATATTAAAGAAACCAAGGTACTAGTACATAGTAACTATACACTTACGCATGGGCATAAGGACTCTACAAAAACAAACAGAAAGAGGTGGGTGCCTCTAAATAATCGTTGTCAAGAAATTATTGCAGACGTACCAACTGACAATGAATATATTTTCCCATGGAACAGGCAAGCATTTCAAAGTTATTTTTATGACCGAATGAAAGAACTACATTCTGCAAAACTTATTGAAAACCGTTACAGGCCGTATGATCTACGTCACACAGCAATCAGCAGGTGGATTGAAGCACAGATTCCTGTAGCACAAGTATCACTGTGGGCGGGCAACAGTAGCGAGGTTATTTGGAAGCATTATGTAAATGTTACCCAAGAATATGAAATACCTGTTCTTTGATTATCATTCCAGTGCCTTATTACACCTGCAACAATAACCAAATTAGTTAGTAAATAACTAAGGAAAATAACAGTACGAATCAAGGCTATTAAGTCTGATTCTTTATCACATGCTGAAGATTTTTCCCCCAGGGCTTTGCACCAAAGTCTCCACATAATTAGAGGTTCAGACTACTGGGCTTCAAGTTCGTCAATAAGGTCATGTAGATCACTGAGATCAATTACACACTTAATGTCGCCTTCATTGGGGCCAATAAAAAGACAAGAAGCAAGTTCGTCGGCGACAGCACGCAGGGCGGCGGCGAGTGCCTTCATGTCAGTTTTTGTTAGTACACACTCATCTCCAAGTACTTGTTCATGGGCACGCCACACTGCTTGGGCAGCGGCAGAAAAGCCAGTCATAGTTTTTTCATTTCCATAGCAATCAAGTGTAACTCAGCGGCAGAAATCATTCCTTGTCCGTTTTGCGTTTGGTTGATGGCTTCCATCAAGGCAGCAGACGCTGCTCTGTATTCGGCGTTAAAGCGTGGATTGTCCTTCCATAGAGCTTCGTCTACGGCGTCTACGATTGCCTGTGCTTTTTCTTGGAGCTTAGCTTTACCAGCCTTCTTTATCAAGCGGAGTTCCTCGCACCAAAAACCATCGTTGAACTTATTCAGCAGCGCACAGCACGCCTCCAGCTCCTGATCTGCACCCCATTGGGCAACTTTGCTAAATACTTGTTTGTCCGGGAGAAACTCAAGCATACGGACCCACTGCTCAACAAGTTCAGGCGGTGGGGTGATTGGATGATCAGTCATGTGATTAGTGTGCGGGACTACTAAGTACACCTGAACTACCTAGGATTCCTCGGTGGTTCCAAGGGCACCATACCACTGGGTGAAGCCGTTTGCAAGCGATGGAGAAGGGACGGACCATATTCGTGACACCACGAAAATGGTTACGAGCACGTTTGTAAATTTACGAGCACGTTCCTATATACGAGCAAATATCGCTACCAGAGGACGCAACAACGCTGTGACCTCAAGACTTTTTCACAATTTTGCAAATTTGTGAATCCATGAAAAAGCACCTACCAGAGAACACGTGTCCACTACTCACCTGGCTCGGGAGTAGTTGAAGGGCGATTCGGCAAATGCTGCGTAAATATGTGTTTCTCCATTAGCGTTAATGTTGGTAGTGGCGACTCGAATTTTAAATCCATTTGAACAAACGTCAGGAATAGCATAAGCACCGCCGCCGTAATATTCAGCATCTGAGAGGTTTGGCGAAAGTTTGCCTGCTGTTGAAACGTTGTAAGGATCTCTCGCTGTATCCCACATCAGCCAATCTCTGGCGCCTGTCGTGGACTTAATTAGAATCCACCTAGGACGCATCCCTGTATACACAAACGGCCCATCCGTGCTGCCATTCCCGGTGTAGCTACCAAAAGAAGAGTACCCGACTACTGGGGCGAAGCA